GCTGTAAAAACCACGATTTATACTTTGACTTTTCCAACAGCCACACTTTATAAACTGTTTCACCAGACAGTTTAAAATCTTCCATAAAAATGCTTTTAAATGCATTATAGATAACAGGCACAATTCTGCACCTGCTTTGCATATCTCCCATTTTAGCCCGTAACCGTTCTGCGAATTCTTTATCGTTCCCAAAGTATAGGCAATTATCCATGTACGGTACAAAAACAGGATGATCCGGAAAGGGCAACTCTCCGGTAATTTTAGTATCCCAATCAACGTACCATGTATGCGGGCTGTTAATAAGTAAATCAACCCTGAGCCAGTTTGACTTACAGCGGTTATCACAGTCCAGAGAGGCATACTCCGGTGGAAACTCTGTGATCAACTCGTATTCAATGCCATGCTTTTGTGTGTACTGCCTGTTATGGTCAAGCATGGGCTGAATAGTTTCTGGTATCGGGCCTACTGCGATTTGAAGAATTTTTGTTTTCATGTTATTACTCCTCTAAAAACCAATTGGCAGGTTCATGCCGCAACCACCGGAATTTTATAATCAGTACCGTTACAATTTATGGTTATATATTTATTAGGGGTTATTGATCCCGCTGTCGGGTCTTGATTAAGGCGAAAAGCCTCACACTCAATCTCGCCATTCACATTAAACTTTGTTGGACCTGAAGAACCATAACGGAGTGTTGCCACATCTATGGGTCCAGTAGAGCTATCGCTTTGAAACTTCAGATACTTATCGTAATCAGTCCTGAGAACCGAGTCGCCATCGGCTTCTACCCCGACAATTAAACCGTCTGCCGTAACGCCGTTTGCAACTTGAATAAATGTGTCTCTCCTGTAGGCGTTATAAACAACCAATTGATTTTCCGGCGTCTCTGTCAGTGATCCAACCATCAGTTTACTTTTGATATACCCGTTCTGTGAGCTGTCAAGGCGAAGAGCGTTTGCTGGATTTGACCCATGTTTTTTCGATTGTATGTAAAAACTTGCTGCATTGTCCCCAGAAACTCCATTTTCTTTAGATACTTTTATCCCACCAAAATTCGCGTAGGATCCGCTATCATTAGTTTTACCATATAGGTTAATTCCTGCTCCATCGCCTACTCCCCAAGCGGTATCATCATACAACCTCAGTACGGTTCGAGTATCTCCAGAGATGAAAGCTGTTGCGTTTACTGTCAACAGCCCTGTTGCCTCTACTCCAATGCCCTTATTTGGCGCACCATCCCCACTTATTGTATTTGCACCCAGAGCCAGATTCCCGTAAAAGGTAGTAGAGCCGAACTCGTTACTTGCATAGACCCACGCAGAGCCATTCCAATACTTCTGATCTGCACCCACGTGTAATTGATTACTACCATCTTTATAGCACCAATTTTTCTGACCATCCGTCGAGATACCTCTTTGCTTCGCTTTTAACAAAGCTCTGAGGTTATCAAGAGTATTCAGATAACTATAAATCTCTTTATCAAGCATCATCTACCTCCTGAATGATTTCTAATGCTGTATCCTGTTCTTGCCAAGACTCAGAAACTGTAGTATAAGGAACTTCTTGTATCTCAGAACTGTTCGGATCGTAAATATAGGGTAACCCGAAGTCTTCTGCACTTGCAATTCCGTCCGGAGTGATATACATCATTCCCAAAGAAACGGTCACACGACCGAACTGTTCGCCAGATAGAATACTATTCGGGCGAATATCCCTTTCATCCGGTAAAGGAATGTTCCACAATATCCCCCTGGGAAGCAAAGCGCGGAGCGCACGGACATAGTCCCAACGATCGAACGTGAGTCGCGGTTTTAATTCGTCAAGGTATCCCATATTATTATTCCAACTTCGAGAATGCTATTGAGCCGAGCCATGGATATTGGAATCCTGTCAGAACTACATCTGCAACAGATATCCAATATGGACCACGAAACATATAATCAATTGAATAATCAGTCACTCCACTGTTCGATATTGCTGAACGTATCTGAGAAATAGGGATTGTCGTTCCTGGCCGATGTGACAGAAACAGAGCACGAAGATTATCCTGGATAAGCGTCTGTATATCATCCGACAAGGGAGTGATTCTCAATCCCATGCTGATCTCTGTTTTTCCTGCAGCGTGATCTGCGTCTTCGATAGAAGCTACACGATGCGTCGCCGTGACTGGTTTGCGTTCTGAGATATATGCTTCGACATCGGTAATCAATTGTGAACTTGGAACGGGATCTGCACCTGATGCAGTAATAACCGTAACGACCGTTCCGGGTCCATCGTTTAACGGATAGCACCATGCTCTTGCGACACCAGGATATTCCGTTGCCCATCTCACATAATCTGCCGCAGAGCCTCCTGTAGGAATAGTTTGAATCCGTTGTAATATTCTGGCTCGATACGTTTCATCATCTTCAGTATCCTCTCCTCCAGTGATATCGCCGTCCACTTGAACCTGGTCATCGATCCCCGAAATCGGAGATATCATCTGCAAATAGATAGGATCTGGTGGATTCGTCCTTACGAAATTGCCAGCGATACCGGACTCAATCGCTTGTACAGAAGTCGTTGCCATTCCCCCTGATATTGTAACAATACCAATCGTACCGTATTCTACTCCATTTTCATTCTGGACACGAGTGCCGACCGGAATCACTGTTCCATTTGTACCTGCAAATATGACAGAGCCAGACGCAAAAGATCCCGGCCTTCGCTGAATTCCCCACATAAGTCCATGCGGATTATCAAGGTAATTCCCCTCCGCAGAAGTTACGAAGATCTGTCGCGAGATCCATTCCAAGTATCCATAATTTCCATGGATCGCTCCCGCAAAGACACGAGCCAGAATACGAAGAATCGCGTTACGAAGCAGAGCGACTTTCCCGAACAGTCGTGCTTCGATCCCTTTTTCGATTCTATCCTTAATCGTATTGATAGAAGGTCTTTCAAACGGCATTATTGCCTCCTTAACAATTGCGCTTCCCAGTTATAATAGAATTTGTAGAATATCGTTGTCCCTTCTGGTTTGACAAACGATAGTGTAAACGCAAGAGTCGTTCTCAGATCCCTCCTGCGTTCTACATTTACATCTACAGCCTTTACGATTCCATCTTCAACCATCCACTTGAACCCATCGAGTAAATATTCCTTAGCGATCGCAGGTATTTCCGTGACTGTCTTTGCTCTCTGTAAAAGCCAGAGCTTTGTCCCCATTTGATAATCCGGCACGACAGGTAAAGAATCACCGAACCATCCACCACGATATCCACTATCATCTGGCAATGGATCACCAAGATCGGCATGTTTATCTGTCAATAACGTAATTAAGACAGCTGTCTCAAGTCCATCATCTCTGTCAACGTCTCTATCCGCAAGAATCATATCTACGAACTGTTCATTTACGTCGAACGTAATTCTTATATCGCCTTCCTTCGCTGGAGAAGGTGGAGGTAGAGCGCTCTGTACAGTCGTGGTAGTATTGAGCGACGGAATTCCGAAAGCCTCCGAAGAAGGAATGCTATTCGGAAAGATAAAAGATTCCAGTCTGAGTATTGAAGGATTTCCCCATACCTCGCCCGAACCTATTCCGTAAACAGACATCGATTGATTCGCCATATTATTCTGCCTTCACTTTGCTTGTCAAATTACTATTCGGCATAGCTTGTCCTACGACAAATAAAGTCGTTGGAGTTGGAGGAACCAAAAGAGGATCAGTTCCCGCTGCCGCGACTGGACTTGACGTAATCCCTGTCTGTGCTGTCGGAGTTCCAGCGACAGATACATTATGGACATGATTGTCAAATATTGTTTTGAACGATTCGTTGACAAGTTTCTTGAGACTGCTATTCCCAATCTCTATATCACCGGACGCCTTGATCGTTACTTTCTTATTCGGTGCATCTATCTCGATTCCATTGGCCTCTGTCAATTTAATACAATTTCCATCGAAATCATAAACAGCGACCCCTCCTTCTGGTAGATTCTTGAGTCGGTAGCGAGTATCATCTACAGCAATGACCAATCCATGATCTCTATTGCCGGCGACAAAGAGCACGACGCCTTGCGCATTTGGTTTGGGATTACTCGTGAATCCATAATTCTGTACTCTCTCAACTCCACTCTTCACTTCATCCTTCATCAGATTCAATTGCACGATCTGCATATTTTTACTATCGTCAATCAAAGACACAATCGCACGACTTACGATCATACGGATCCGCACTCGCAATGGTTCAAGGAAGCGATTCAATTGACTGACGAAATTCATATCACCTCACCATCCGTACCCGAAGCCCTCTTTTTTGGACTTCTTTGTGATCTTTGTTTGCTTCGTCGGATCCGCAAGATAGGTATCAGCATTGACAAGAGTAAGATCGCTGAATGTACCAGAATCATCTTGCGAAAATCGTACTTCATTTATCAATAGTTCTTCTGCAATTCGTAATGGAGGGATACTACAATAAACAAGCGTCCCAGGTTCCCATAATGAATTATTAGATTGGAACCATGACGGAAGCTTGACAGATAACTTCCCAGTCTTTCCGGCGCGGACTTGTGCTTCCCATGCCGCGATGTTCTGCGCATCCTTGTTAGATCCCTCACCATCCATCGTGATTATTTTCAATCGATACCGAGAACCAAAAACTGTATCTGTTGATTCTCCAGATACTTGAGTCGTACTCGCAATCCCCCAATCGTCACCTCCACCGCTCTTCTGTCCTTTTACTTTGTACTTTGAAAAGCGATTCGTATAATCGAAAGACACGCTCGCAGTAAGAACGTTCTCACCAAGGACAAGATTGTCTCTTGACAAGCGATCTCCCGTAGTAATCAGCTCCAGTTCTCCATTAGGATTCGAGACTGGAAGGATTCCTCTCTTACGGCATTCTCTATCCAAAATCTCAAAGACTGATTCTCCAGAATTTATTGTCAAAGAGAGATTTGCATCTCTCCCAAACGCCGATGATGAAACGAAATCCAACGATAATCCGTAGACATCCAGTAAATCCCTTATGATCGTTGTCAATGGAGTATTCTTCCAAGAATTTGACGGAAGATATTCTGCAGAGCAATCCACCAGATCGGCAGTCTTCGAACGGCCATTTACCTTTATTACAATCTGACCAGGATCAACATCTATACTGACTCCATCTATATAACCTGTCAGAACCTTTTCCTTTACTCTTGCGCCTCCTGCTGTCTTCTCAATCTCGATCTTACATTCACTGTATGGAACCAGTGGAGTCTCCTCTCCATCCCATACATCTACCATCTCAAAATCGAACGTATCTGCAAGCGCATCTAAAGATCGACTGACCGACACGGATTTCCATCCAGTCAGTTTTGAAGATCCAACGATCAATGATACTTCATTATCAGGCATAGATACGAACCTCTATTGGAACACCTCCTGGTACAAACAGGGGATGTGCGATATTGTTTCTGTCAATAAGATCCTGCTCTTCAGAAATTGTTCCGTACAGATCATGAGATACCACGATCGCTGGGAGTGAAGCGTTTAGAGTCAACTCGGCAAGACGCGGAAGCTCACGACTGCGATTGTCAATATCGGCGGAGACAGAAGTCTGTAAATCTAACAATGCCGTATATAAATCGTCATCGTCTAATTCGAGCAGAATCTGTTCCACCTTCTTATACGTGATCATGCGAAATTCAGATGCTTCATCCAGGCTATCGTAATCTATGATCGACATAAGGCCAAGAGCGTTTATGACTGCATTCTGCTGTATGAATTGCGCGAACGCAATAGAAGGATCGTCGTCTCCAAGGACATCATCTGGCTCGAAGTCAAACATCGTT